TGATCAAGCAGACGAAGTACGTTGAGGAGCGGAACAAGCTGATACCGTTTGCTGAGCGTTACGCGAACAGTTTCTTTCCGAACGTGAAGCGGTCGCATGGTTTGACGGAAGATGAGAAGGGTCGTTGGAACGCGATATTTCACGCGAAGATGAACGATTTAGCGGCTCCGTTGTTGAAGAGGATGCGATGAAACTACTCTACTTCAATTCGCGTGGGGCAGCGGTGTCGAAAGATCTTTGTAAAGGTGAAACCGCGGCAAGAGTATTCGCAGCGATAGGCATGTTTTCCTGTGACGGTTGTGACGAATTCCATTTCGCCGGTCCAGTAGGCGGTTGCCGCGAAAGCGGGGGTTGCGAGCAATATTGAGAGGGCGAGGGCAATGATGATTTTTTTCATGGCGTTTTTCCTTTTTGTGTTTGTTATCGGCATTAGTCGGCGGGGGCTTTAAGTGGCTTTAACCGTTGAACTATCAGAAATCATCATCATGACAAGTGAATCGGCCAACAGTAAGGCCGATCTTAGGGTTGCTATCGTCATGAAAGATTCTTTCGGACGCAGTGGCGAAGTTTTCAGCGCGGATATTGCGATTGGTGATGCAATTAATCTGTGTTGCGGCGTTGCCCATGGGGAAATCAGTTTAAGCAAAATATTTTCCAAAGGATCTGCGTAGAATGGCGAAGAAGTGGAGCAAGCGCATTCAAGAACAGCAAGAAGAGGTTCGGGAAGAGCTTAATTTCGACCTCGACATTGCGAAATTCACGGAGCGGCAGTTGTCGGCTTTGGATGTTCTTGACAGCGGTTTGATTAAATTCCTGCTCTACGGGGGCGCTTTGGGGGGCGGGAAGAGCTATTTCTTGCGTTGGTGCGCTGTGCGGCTGCTGATGAGGTATTTTTACAAGTACGGCGTGCGTTATGCGCAGGTCATGTTGGCGTGCGAGGACTATCCGAGCCTGAAAGACCGTCAGATTTCGAAGATGGCGAGAGAATTTCCGGCGTGGTTGGGCAAAATGTACGTCGACCATAAGGAATACGGGCGCTGTTTTATTCTTCATCCGGATTACGGCAGCGGCATTGTCTGTTTGCGAAACCTGGACGATCCGGCGAAGTATCAATCGGCGGAATTCGCGGCGATATTGGTTGACGAGTTGACGAAGAACGATCTTCAGACCTTTACAGACCTGCGAATGAGAATGCGGTGGCCGGGCGTGCCCGATATGGCGTGTGTTTTCATCGGGGCGACGAACCCGGGCGGCGTGGGCCATGCGTTTTGCAAGGCTTTGTGGATGGATCACCTGTTTCCGCCCGAATTCAAGCATCCGATCGACTATACTCAATGCTTTGCCTACGTCCCTTCGAAGGCCGAGGACAATCCGCACCTCGATTCGGCGTATTGGGCTCAGTTGCAGACGTTGCCGCCTCATTTGCGGGCCGCTTTCCGCGACGGGTCCTGGGATTTGTTCAAGGGGCAGGCCTTCCAGGAATGGAAAAGGGACTATCACGTCATTGAACCGCTTTATTCCAGGCATTTGGACGGGAAAATGCGGCTTTATCCTGAAGGGGCTCCGCTCTTTATGACGTTCGATTGGGGCTTCGGCGCGCCTTTTTCCGTTGGTTGGTGGTGGGTCGACCATGACGGGCGCAAATACCGCTTTGCGGAGTGGTACGGTTTCACGGGAGCGCCGAACGTCGGGCTCAGGCTGCCGGATTCGGTCATTGCGAAGGGCATCATTCAGCGCGAGGCGGCGATGGGGCTTGATGTCGTGCAGCTGTCGGAAAGCATGATGGACGGTTCTGCTAATGTCTCCGCGTATATGAAGATCATAAACCCGCAAATCACGCGGATATGTGACCCGACATGCTTCAACAAGAAGCCGGATTACAAGGGCGGCGGTCAAATGCCGTCGACGGCGAGCGAATTTCTGGCGGAAGGTCTTCTTCTCCGGCCGGGCGACCCGTCGCGTTCGCTGAAATTGAGGCAATTCCACGATCACCTGGCCGTTCCTATGGATTATCTCGACCCCTACGCCGTCAAGCTGGGGCTCACGCCGTACGACGATGAAGTTTTCGGCCATTACTGGCTGGATGCGGAAATGAATTCCGTTCACCTCGAAGAGCTGTTTGCGCGGGCGCGCAAAATGGATGTGCAGATTCCCTATGTGGCGCCGATGCTTCAGGTTTACAGCACGTGCGAGCAATTCATTCGTACCGTGCCGGCGCTGGTGCACGATGAACATAACATCGAAGATATCGACACGGACGGCGAAGACCATTCCTATGATGAAGCCTGCCATATCATGATGTACCGTCCCGTCAAATCCTATGCAGACGCGGCGCCGGTGAGGCGGCCGCCGAAGGATATGAGCGAGGTGGCGATGATCGAACTGAAGCAAATCAAGGAAGACACGCAAAGAGCGTTTGAAGCCGAAATGATGGGGGGGTTAAATGATTGGTAATGCGATGGTTATAGTAGTTTTCTTGGTTCTGATCCTGCTCATTTTCCATCAGCGCTACGAAATGGCGAAGATGGCGGAGAGGGCGGAGGCGCGCGAAAAGGATCTGCTCGATCGCATCATGGCGCGCAATTACGAGACTTTTGTCAACGCGCAAGTGTTGAAGGATGAGGCGAAAGAGCGCCGGCCGCTGACGGCGGAAGAGATTTATGAAGCGCAGCAAGGGATGGGAATTCCTTTATGATCTGGTCGCATCTTTTCAAGCGCAATTCGACTGATACTGAGAAGTTTCGCATTGTGGAAGATGCGGTTGAAAACGAGATCACAAAGCTTAAGCGGGCCATTGTAAGGCTGGAAGCCCGCGTTCTCGAATTAGAGGCGAAGGCCAAATGAAGAAGGAAATATTCCAAGACAAGGACCATCTGCAGCGCGCCATCGACGGCTATTTCGATGATTTGACGGACCTTGCGCGGATGATGCAGGAGCAAATCATCGAGCGCAATCTGCTTTACTACATGGGCGAGCAATATCTCGAATATTTGCCTTCCACGGGTCAATTCCGCCGGCGCATGCTTTCGCCTTTTGTGCCTACGCCGGTTTCGAACGAAATCCGGGAATACGTCCGGTCGGTGAAGGCCTCTTTGCTCAATCAAAAAACGGTTCCGCGGGTATGGCCGAACACTTCGGAGAAGGAAGACGAACAGGGCGCCGATGCCGGCGAAGCCCTCTTAGTGAGCATGAATCAGGGGCAGGACGGCATTTTCTTTGACGAACTGGAAAAGCTCTGCATCTTCATCGCCATCGCCGGGACCGTCTTCATGCGGACCTATCCGGACACCGCACAAGGCGCGTGGCTGCCGGGCAGCGATTTGAAGACGGGCGAAGTGGCGGCGAAGTGCATTTTGCCGTTCAACGTCCGCCTGGACACGATGGGCGACAACCTGCAGGAAAAGCGCTGGATTGGCATTCAGAGCTTGAAAGATAGGGAGTGGGTCGAAGACACCTACAGGGTCACGATTACGAACAAGGGCGAGAACAAGGCCCACATGGACTATCAGCGCTACATCGCCAAGCTGGTTGCCAACGTTAGCCCCTGGAAGGGCAGGCCTATGATGGTTTCGCAGCTTGACAATGACGATGACGGCCTTGTGCTGTTCCGCGAAGTGGAATTCCGGCCGACGGCGCAAAAGAAAGAGGGCTATTATGCCGTTTCGTGCGGGGGCAAGGTCATCCACACCGAAGATCGCCTTCCCATCAAGGGCACAAAAAGCGAATGGTTTTATTCGCTCACCGATTTTCACTGGAACTATGTTCCGGGTCGCTTTTGGAGCGATGCCGGCGTGAGCGATTTGATCAGTCCTCAGAACATCATCAACGAAATCGATCAGGCCTATGCCATCAACCGCAAGGGCGTGGGACGGCCGCGGCTGCTGACGCCGGGCGAGGTGGGCCTGAAGAGAATAGGCATAGGCATTCACGGCCTGCTTGCCATTTCGTACAATCCTATCATGGGTCAAAAGCCCGAAATCAAAGAAGGAACGCCGCTGCCTGAGCAAGTGCTGAGAGAGCGTATGCTGCAAAAGGAGCAAATTCAAGACGCGGCCGGTGATCCGAAAAACGTCTTACGCGGAGAACAGCCTTCCGCCAATGCTTCGGGGGTGCTGACGGAAGGGCTCCGCGAGACGGCGGAGCGGGGCCGCTATCCCGACAACGACCGCTTCAACCGGGCGCTTACGCGGGCGCATAAAAAGCGGCTTTTGATCGCGCAGGAAGTCTATACCGAAGAGCGGATCGTCAAGACTTTGGGCCGCAACAGCAAGCCGAAGATTCGCAAATTCAAGGGTTCGGACCTGCGCGGCAATACTGACATCCGCCTCGAACCGGACAGCAGTTTGCTTCAGACGAAGGCCGGACAGACTTCTTTGCTGGAAGCCATGTTGCAATCGGGCTTCTTCGAAGAGGGCAAAGTAGCGCCGACGATCCGGCAGGAAATCATGAAGCGCGTGGGCCTGGGAACATTCAGCGATGAAATCAATAACGACGTGGAGCGGGCGGAGCTGGAAAACGTCGAGATGTCGACGGCTCAAGGCATTGACGATGTGAAAGTCATGCTAGCGGAAGACAATCCGGAAACCGGCCAGGAAGAGCCGCTTGTCGACGATCCGCTTTTCGAGTTTGACGATCACCGGGCGCATTATGCGGCGCATCGCAAATACATCATTTCTCCCGAGTTCCGGGAATTGGATCAAAAAGCGCAGACAATCATTGTCGCACATACGAAGCTGCACATGAAGCGGATTCAGGCGGAGAAGCCGGATATCCGTGAATACGTGCAAATTGATGATCTGCTCGAGCCGGGCCTGCTCACGGAAAGCGAGCGCGCGCAAGTGCTTGACAAATATCTCGACATCGTTGCCGGCAGGGAGGGCATGACGGGCCTGCCCACGTCGACGGACGTGATGAAGATCAAGCAGAAAATGGAAGATACGCGGATCAAGGAAGCCACGAAGCAGGATAAAATCAATGCGGATTTGATTATCGCTGATATGCAGAAAGAGACACAGGCCAATGCCTTACACGCTAAAAAAAGTGAAGGGCGG